CGAATGGTACACATCAGGCCCTAGGCAGCGTCTACAACCAGGCGGAGCCATCGTAATTGTTATGACACGGTGGTCAAAACGGGATTTAACGGGCCAAGTTCTTAAATCTGCAGCCCAAAGAAGCGGGGAAGACTGGGAAGTCATTGAATTTCCTGCACTTTTACCCTCGGGTAAACCCTTATGGCCTGAATTTTGGTCAAAACTTGAGCTAGAAGCCCTACATGCTGAACTTCCTAACGGAAAATGGATGGCTCAGTACATGCAACAGCCTACATCGGACGTAAATGCCATCATAAAACGTGAATGGTGGAAGATTTGGGAGCATGAAGACCCACCTTATTGTGAATTTATGATTCAATCGTGGGATACAGCGTTTTTAAAGACAGAGCGCAGCGACTATTCAGCCTGTACTACCTGGGGAGTGTTTTATAGACCAGATTCTACGGGTAGAGACCAAGCAAATATTATACTTTTAAATTGTTTCAAACAGCGTATGGAGTTTCCCGAATTAAAACAGCGGGCATATCAAGAATATAAGGAATGGGAACCAGATGCACTCATCGTAGAGGCTAAAGCTTCAGGTGCTCCACTTGTTTTTGAGCTAAGGGCTATGGGAATTCCGGTACAAGAGTATACTCCTAGCAGAGGAAATGATAAAATAGCGCGACTTAACGCTGTTGCTGATATATTTGCAAGTGGACACGTATGGGTTCCTAATACCCATTGGGCGGAAGAACTTGTAGAAGAGGTAGCTTCGTTTCCTTCGGGAGAACATGATGACTTAGTTGACTCGATGAGTCAAGCAATGCTTCGTTATCGTAAAGGCGGCTTTATTCGTTTGCAATCAGACGAAGAAGATGAAGTTTTAGAATTTAAGTCCCGTAGGAACCGGGGCTACTACAACGTTTAGGAAATAATATGGCAATGGAAAAAGGTTTGTATCAAGCCCCAGAGGGATTAGAAGCACTAGCTGCTGCGGAACCGGACATTGAGATCGAAATTGAGGATCCAGAAGCGGTTCGTATTGGTATGGATGGGCTTGAGATTGAACTTGAACCATCTAAGAAAGAACCTTCTGACGAAGACTTTGATGCTAACTTAGCTGAGTACATGAGTGAAGGCGACCTAACTGAAATAGTTGGCGACCTTATTGAAGACTTTGATTCTGATGTTGCTTCTCGTAAAGATTGGATTCAAACTTACGTTGACGGTTTAGAACTGTTGGGAATGAAGATTGAAGAGCGTATGGAGCCTTGGCCCGGTGCTTGTGGTGTGTATCACCCAATCTTAAGCGAGGCCCTTGTTAAGTTCCAATCAGAAACAATGATGGCTACGTTCCCAGCAGCCGGTCCAGTTAAAACACAGATCATCGGTAAAGAAACACCAGAGAAAAAAGATTCGGCTGAGCGTGTTCAAGATGATATGAATTACCAACTTACAGACAGAATGCAAGAATATCGCCCTGAGCATGAGCGTATGTTATGGGGCTTGGGTCTTGCTGGTAATGCGTTTAAGAAAGTTTATATTGACCCAGCGTTAGATCGTCAGGTTAGTATGTTTGTACCGGCTGAAGACATCGTAGTTCCATATGGTGCGTCTAGCTTAGAGACTTCAGAACGTGTAACCCACATGATGCGAAAGACAGAGAATGAATTACGTCGTTTGCAAGTAGCGGGTTTTTATCGTGATGTAGACTTAGGTACACCAGACAATGTTCTGGATGAAGTTGAGAAAAAGATTGCCGAGAAACTCGGATTTAGAGCCACTAGCGATGATCGCTTTAAGGTTCTTGAGATGCACGTTAACTTAGACTTACCTGGTTACGAGCATAAGGATGAGGACGGGGAACCTACAGGCATAGCATTGCCGTACGTAGTGACTATCGAAAAAGGTAGTATGACCGTTCTTTCGATTAGACGAAATTGGGACCCCGAAGATGAGAATCATCAAAAGCGTCAACACTTTGTTCACTATGGTTATATACCCGGCTTTGGCTTCTACTGCTTTGGTCTTATTCATCTTATCGGTGCATTTGCTAAATCAGGCACTTCCATCCTCCGCCAATTGGTTGATGCTGGATCGCTTAGCAACTTGCCAGGTGGCTTTAAGACCCGTGGATTGCGTACCAAAGGCGATGACACTCCGATAGCCCCAGGTGAGTTCCGTGACGTAGATGTACCGTCTGGAACAATGAAAGACAACATTATGACCCTGCCGTACAAAGAGCCTTCATTGGTTCTGGCTGGGTTGTTAGATAAGATTATTGCTGAAGGTCGTTCATTTGCATCTGCAAGTGATATGAAAGTATCTGATATGAGCGCTAACGCTCCTGTTGGAACAACTTTGGCGATTTTGGAGCGCACGCTGAAGGTGATGTCAGCTATTCAAGCGCGCATTCACTATTCGATGAAACAAGAGTTCAAACTCTTAAAGAAAATCATTGCGGAGTACACCCCAGATGAATACTCGTATGAACCCGTTGAAGGCTCGCCAAAGGCAAAGAAAAGTGATTACGATAATTGCGAAGTTATTCCAGTGTCGGATCCCAATGCGGCGACGATGGCGCAAAAGATTGTCCAATACCAAGCAGTACTTCAATTGGCACAAGGGGCACCCCAACTATACAACCTCCCGCTTCTCCATAGACAAATGCTCGACGTACTGGGGATTAAGAATGCGGCAAAGCTCGTACCAATGGAAGATGACCAGAAGCCCACTGATCCGGTTACGGAGAACATGAATGTCCTAAGAGGTAAACCACTCAAGGCGTTTATTTTCCAAGACCATGAGGCGCATATCAAAGTCCACATGAGTGCTATGCAAGACCCTAAGATTCAACAGATTCTACAAATGAATCCAGCTGCCCCACAACTACAAGCTGCTATGTTGGCTCATATTAACGAGCACTTAGGCTACGCATATCGTCAACAGATTGAAGAAATGATTGGCGCACCGATTCCTTACTCTGAGGAAGATGATGCTAAGTTGCCACCAGAAGTTGAACTACAACTTTCTCGTTTGGCTGCTGACGCATCACAAAAATTATTACAACGTAACAAGACTGAGATTGCAGCGCAGCAAGCACAACAAGCGCAGCAAGACCCAGTGATTCAAATGCAGCAGCAAGAGTTACAGTTACAGGCTAAAGAGCTTGAACTGAAAGAGAAGAAGCTCATGGCGGATACAGCGGAAAAAGCTGACCGACTCCAGATTGAGCGAGATCGTATTACTTCGCAAGAACGTATTGCCGGACTTAATGCCTCTATTAAAGTTCAGACGGATGACAAAAACCGTACTGCTGAACAAGAGATGGAAGGTGTAAGAATGGGTATGGAGCTTGCTAGGGAAATGAGCATGAAAGAAACCCCAACGAAAGGTGAATGATGCTTGAAAAAGGACTGAATCTTCTATTACGACAAATAGAAGAAAAGGTGGAGATTTTACAGGAGTCTCTAGGGAAAGGCGATGCAACTGACTACGCCGATTACCAAAAGAAGTGCGGTGAGATACAAGGTCTGCTAACTGCACGTCTTAACATATTAGACCTAAGAAAAAACTTGGAACATTCTGACGATGAATAGCTCTATAGACTTATCACAAGCAGTAGATTTAAGTGCATTAATGCACAAAGCAGCAGAAGACAAAGCGAAGCAACTCCCAGAACCAACAGGGTACAGAATGTTATGTGCTATTCCAGAAGCTGAAGAAACTTACGATAGCGGCATTATCAAGTCTGACGAAACCCGCCGCCATGATGAACTCCTAACAACCGTGCTTTTTGTGGTTTCTATGGGTCCTGATTGCTATGCAGATAAAGACCGCTTCCCAGCAGGTCCTTGGTGCAAACAAGGCGATTTTGTTTTAACCCGCCCTAATGCTGGTACACGATTGGTAATTCATGGTCGTGAATTCCGGATTATTAATGATGACTCCGTCGAGGCTGTAGTTCAAGATCCTCGTGGCATCTCACGTAAATTTGTTTAAGGAGTAGCTAATGGACAAGGAAGAATTTAAATTTCCAGACGAGAAAGAAACCGAAATTTCGGTAGAACTCGACAAAGAACCAGAAATTGAAATAGAAATCGAGGACGATACCCCACCAAAGGATCGTAACCGTCAACCCGTATCTGAAGAAGAAGTTAAAAACCTTAAATTAGATGCTGATGAGTTAGATCAGTACAGTGTTGAGGCTAAAGACAAGCTTATTAAGATGAAAAAGGTTTGGCATGATGAACGTCGTGCTAAAGAAGCTGCTGATAGAGAACGCCAAGAAGCTGTTCGAATTGCTCAAAAGCTGGCTGATGAGAATAAACAACTCAAATCCAAGCTTTCTAGTGGTGAAGAAGAGTATGTAGGCGTTGCTAAACAATCAGCCGTTCAAGAGCTAGCAGCTGCTAAAAAAGAATACCGTGACGCTTATGACGCAGGGGATTCCGAAAAGCTAGTTGAAGCGCAAGAACGTTTGACAATGGCAAAGATTAAAGTCGACAAATTGGACAATTACAATCCAATTTATAAAAAACCTGTCGAAGATGAGGAAAATGAGGTACAAATCGCTCAACAGCAATCAATTCCTCGTCCCGACAATAAAGCTGTCGACTGGCAACAAAGGAATGAGTGGTTTGGTCAAGACGAAGAAATGACCTCTTTAGCCCTTGGATTGCATGAGAAGTTAAAACGAAACGGCGTAACAGTCGGTTCGGATGAGTATTACGACAATATTGATAAAACAATGCGTCGTCGGTTTCCTGAGAATTTTGAAGACGATCAAGATTCTGGAGCTGAAAAGGTTAGGGCAGAAGAACCACAGAAAACTTCAAAACCTAAAGCAAGTACGGTTGTAGCTCCGGCTTCACGTAGTACTTCGCCTAAGAAGATTAGGTTGAGTAATACGCAAGTTGCCCTAGCCAAAAAACTAGGATTAACACCTGAGCAGTACGCCCGTGAACTTACAAAACTGGAGGCCCAGAATGGCTGAAGTAAAAAATAGACTTAAACGTGAGCTGGAAAGCCGTGAAACCCAAGAGCGCCCTAAACAGTGGGCACCCGCTGAGTT